GATAGGAGTACCGTCCTCACGGATCTCTCCTGTACCCATTGCTCTACTAACCATTCTCACTCCCCTTGTGGATCGTTCATACTGGTTAGCTTCATTCTTAGTCAGGAGCTTCTCACCCTCATGAGCCATGATAGGATAGTTGTCATAAGGTACACGGTCTACACCCATTGCTCTACTTGCTCCACCAACACCCTTAGGCATACTTGCCGCCGCACTTGCCGCACGACTTACAGCCGCCGCTATACTTGCCGCCGCACTGTTTACAGCCGCCGCCGCTGAGTTTGCTGATCCGGCTATACTTCCCATTGCTGAGGAGAATGAGCCAGCCAGTGAGGATAACGCCCCTCTAATAGCACCACCATAGGAAGAGATACCACTGTAAGCACTTGCAAAAGCACTCAACACTGAACTCCAACCGGAAATAGTAACTGAGAGAATACTACTCATATTGGAACTGAATGAGGAGTTAAGCTGTGTGAGGGCTGACTGCATAGAACTCATAGAAGAACTCAAAGCCGCCTGAGCCGCTGTAAAACTTGCACTTATTCCTGTCCAGCTCACTAAGATAGAAGCCTGTAAGGAAGTTAATCCGGCTGACATCTGATTAAATGTTGCTGAAATTCCCGTCCAGCCGGAAGTTACCGCCATTCCCATAGCTGTAAAAGCTGTGGTAAAGGTTCTGGAGATTTCTACCCATCCAACTGTTAAGCTGGTCTGTAAAGTAGTAAACCCTGTTGTCATTCCGGTAAAGGCTGTATTGATACTTTCCCACCCTGTTGTTACCGCTGTCTGAATTGCTGTAAAAGCTGTTGTGAAAGCTGTACTAAGAGTAGTTAAGCCTGTTGTTACCGTAGTGTTTGAGGTTGATACATTAGCCGCACCTGTTGAGTAAGCTGTGTTAATGCTTTCCCATGCCGCCTGTACTTCTGGAGCTATGAGGTTAAGTTGGTCAAATGCTGTTTGATATTCCTGTACACTTGCCTCAGCCTGAGGAGCTGAGCTTGCAACCTCCTCTGATCCACCAGAGAAGAAATTACAAATCGAATCCCATGCACCGCTTACAAACTCACCAACTGAGGACAAAGCACTTGATACCTTTTCACTGATTCCCTCAACTACCCCTCCAATACCATCCACTATACCAGATAGGGAAGTTTGAGCCGTTTCAAAAGCACCTGTAACTGCTGTCCATGCCCCCTCTGCAATTCCTCCCAGTCCGTCTAAGCCGCCTGAGAAGATTCCAGCTATACCACTTACAACACCGCTCACAACATTTACCGCACCAGAGATTAAACCTCCAGCCGTATCAAATGCCGCTGTTATTACATTCCATGCACCCTCAACTATTCCTTGTGCTCCACCAAGCCCACCGGAAAAGATTCCGGCAATGCCTGAGATAATTCCACTGATCGTAGATACAACTCCTGAGATGATTCCACTTGCAACGCTGAAAGCTGTTTGGATCACACTCCATGCTGTAGACACTACCGGAGCTATTGCTGAGAAGCTACCAGAAAATACTCCTGACAGTGTAGAAATCACTCCAGATATCACACCTACCACGCCGCCAATAATACTACCAGCCACGCTAAAAGCTGTTTGGATCACATTCCAGACTGTTGATACAATAGGTGCTATAAAACTGAATACAGAGGAGAAAACACTCTGTAACACTGACAGCACACCACTGATAAAATCAATTACTGTTGAGATCACTGTACCAGCCACGCTAAAGGCTGTACTGATAATACTCCACACTGTAGGTAAGTATGGAGCTAAGAAACTAAATACCGACTGTACCCCACTCCACAATACCTGTAGAACTGGTACGATTATACCGACTACCTGACTAATCAAATTTCCGGCACTCTCAAACGCTGGTTTTATTCCCTCCCATGCTGATTGAATGTAAGGAGCCATCTGATCGAAAATCTGAACAAAGTAATCCTTTAACCATCCAATAGCTGAGCCTATAGCTTCTGAGGCTGATAACAGGAAAGATCCAGCACTTTCAAACGCTGAGGAGATCATACTCCAAGCATCTGATACTACAGGAGCAATAGCTCCCATTACACTCTCCACTACACTCAGAATAGCATCCAGAGCCGGAGAGATCACATTTCCAGCCGCCTCAAACACCGTCCCCAAAACTGAGATTGATGTAGAGATCACCGGAACTATCGCACTCACCGCCGTTTCAAAAACTCCCATGTGATTAGATACAGTCTGCACTAATTTCTCAATAGCCTTACCGACCTTATTAACCGCTGTGGATACTGGAGGAGCTAACCTCTGAACAGCACCACTCAGACTGTTTATTACACTTACCACAATAGGCTGAGCCGCTACAAAGATATCTGTAGCTGTCTGGATCAGTGGAGTGATTCCGGTTACTACCGCTGTTACTGCATTGGTAATTCCCGGTAAAACGCTCACTACAGTACCAGCCGCCGCTGATACAGCCGTTTTCAGTGAGCTAAAAGCTGTTTGAACCATTCCCAAACTTGCCGCCGCTAAATTAGCAAATGAGCTAATAATAGGGTTATCCATGTTCAGGGATGTAGTTGTTGTTGTCTCAGGCTGTGGGCTTGCCGCCTCAGTTTGTGAGGGCTGTTGGCTTGCCTCCATGTTTGGAACCTGTATACTCTGACCTGTAAAGATCTTGTTAGGATCCGGGATGTTATTGTATGCCGCCAGATCTTGATATGTGGTTTTATACTGCTTAGCAATGGCTGAGAGTGTGTCTCCACTCTGCACCGTATAACCTACATACTTAGATACCTGTGAGGCTACCTCTCCTACTCCTGAGCCAGCCTGTTTAACTGATGAGGCTACATTACTCACAGATGTAGTTACCTTTTTCATGGAATCCGGTAAGAGATCCATTAAGCCACTTGATAAGCTCTTTACTATAGAGGCTCCAGCCGCCTTAACCTTAGGAGCTCCTGTCTCAATAGCTGTAGCAATGGCTGTAGGTAACGCTGAGAAAATGTTACCAATCATAGGAATAGCATTATCAAACGCAAATGTAACAGCACTTCCAACTAACTGAGACATTGCGGTTTTTACATCTCCTCCAACGGCTAAATTACCTAAGAGATTTTGAGCCGCCGCTTTCATGGAGTTAAATGATCCACTGAAAGTAGTAGCCGCCTCTTTTGCTGTTGTACCAGCAATATCAAGATTTTCCTGAATTGCATGAACCGCATTATAAACGTCTGACAGGTTACTAATATCGTACTTCTGCCCCGTGAGCTTCTCAGCATCAGAAAGGAGTCTTTCCATTTCCGTCTTAGTACCGCCATATCCTAACTTTAAGTTATCCAGCATGGTATAATTCTGTTTTGCAAAACCCTGATAAGCGTTCTGGATATCTTCCATACTGGTTCCCATCTTATTAGCATTATCTGACATATCAACTACAGCCATGTCAGCCACCTGAGCCGCCTTTTGAGTATCTCCACCCAAACTCTGCAACAATGAGGCTGAGAAAGCTGTTACTGTTTCCATGTAGTTATTTGCTGATAATCCGGCTGTCTGAAAGGCGGCATCTGCATTTTTCTTTACAATGTCTGCACTGTCCTTAAACAGTGTTTCAACACCACCTATACTCTGCTCAAGTTTTGAACCCTCTAACAGGGAGCCAGTCATAACAGCGGATACCGCTATAGTAGCTCCTTTAGCTAAAGTCTTGAGCATTCCTCCAATCTTGCTCAGTACAGCACTTGCCATATCCCTTACTTTTACCAGTGGAGCCGCTACAGCACTTCCTAAGGCTGAAAGTCTGCTCCTTACATTATTGATAATACCTGAGGCTGTATCTCTAATTCTGATAAAGGGACTTGCTACCATGTGTCCTACTGCCCTGATTCTACTTGTTATACTGGAGACTATCCGGGAGGCTGTGTCTCTCACCCGGATTACAGGACTTGCAATAGTCCTACCTACAGTCCTCAAAGTATTCCTCACTCTTGTCAGAGCGGCTGAGGCTGAGTCTCTCAACCTCACAATCGGAGCCGCTACCTGAGATCTGATACTATTTAGCCTCTGCCTGATCTGGTTCAGTCTATTTGTAGCCTGATCCCTTAACCTGACAAAAGGGGCGGCTACTCTGCTACCAACACTGGAAAGCGTTGATCTTATGCTTTGTAGCCGCCTACTTGCTTCATCCCGTAACCTAACTACTGGAGCTGTTACCATACTCCTCAGGCTTGCCAATCTCTCCCTCAACGCTGACACACGCTGAGTAGCTCCTGAGTCATTGACATTAACCTGAGCATCTACTGTCCCTCTTAATCCATCCAAATTCTCTCTGAGCTGTTCAGTCTCTCTTTGAGCCTCTGAGGTATCAGCCTCCACTGTGGCTGTAGTATCAGTGCCATTTACCTGATCCAGTACCTCCTGTATCTGATCTACCTGTTGCTGAGCCGCTGAGGTATCAACATCAACATCTGTACTATAATTTCCCCCGGTCATTTGCTCCAGAGAGGATCTGGTAGAGTCTATAGCCTCCTGAAACTGCCTCTGAGCTTGAATGTTTCTCAAAAGAGTAGCAGACATTTGATCTTGCAAGGTAAGCCTTGCACCAAACTCTATCACTGTTTACTCACCTCCTACACGAAAAACTGATAAGGACATACCACGTTATTCTTAGCCATTTCCTTAAGAACCTTGTCCCTTTCCTCAATCTCTTTCTCATAGAAAGCCTGAATAACAGTCAATTCACCTTTTGGCATGGAATAAAAAACAGACGGTCTAATACCCTTATGTTTCCAGTAATAAAACATGAGGTTAGCTAAACCGTCTGTCCATATTAGTTTTTTAACTCTTTAACCGCTGTCTCTGAGAATCCGCTCAGCTTTGTGATAGCGTTATACATATTTGCTACCTCACCAGAGAGAAAGAGCTTTCTACACAACTCTTTAGGAGTCGGAGCCTTAAATCTGCTTAACAGCTCTTTGTTTTTCAGGAGTAAGCCAGCCGCTACCCTGTTACCATTCTCATCTACCGCTGTAGCCTTAACACCCTCAATTACTGTGAGCATCTGGAGCTTGTTCATGTCAAGATCTACGTCTTTACCATTGATCTTGATAGCGTTCTCCTGTACTTCCTCATATGTATCCGGGCTAAGAGCTTCACAACGTACCACGAAAGGAGCCCCCAGAGCCTCAGATAAACGGGTAATTTCCATATCCTTGTGAGGCTGTTTGATAGTGCCTAAATCGGATCCTAAAAGAAGATCCAGCACGTTTACCGCCTCTTTTTCAACTGTCTCAGTTACTTCTACGTTTTCAACTTCTGCATTTTTCTTAACTGCCATGATAAATAGTCCTCCTATAATCCAAAAATTAAGAGAGGCACGTTTTTAACTATGCCTCTCTGATACACTCTTATTATTTTCCTCAATTACTGAGGCTTGATCTGATCCAGATACTCATATCCGGTAAATGTAAACGGACACTCCGTTTCTCCCGGCTTCTGAGCCTCCCAGTCAAACAGGGTAAGATCATCAAAGGATACTCCTGTAAGGGATACACGCTCAGCACCAAAGGAATCAGGATCAGCCAGCTTACTGATAACAGTAAAGCGGATATCCTTTTTATCCTTAATCATCTGAGCAATCTTGATACCCATTCTGGTATTGACTTTGTAAAGGGTAAGGGAACCTTTACCAGTACAGCCGACAACTTTGTTATCAGTCCACCATGTACCACACTGTTTAATCTCTTCTTTATTAAACTCAACTTTACCCTGTGCCTTATAGCACTCCCCTACATAGGATCCATCAAGCCAAACCTCACCAAAAGTACCGTTACAAATTCGTTTAGTTTCAACCATTGGTTTTTACCTCCTCTCTTTACTCCTTGTTGATTACAATATCTACATCCTCAATAGCATCAAGGATAGACACGGAACCTTTCAGGAACACTCTGGAGCCTGTATTAGCCTCCTTAACCGCCTGATCGTCCATCTCTGTAGTATCAACTCCAGTGGACTCCAGATAAGCTCTCTGCTTCTCAACGTTGATCTCCATAACGGATTTATTTTTTTCAATATATCCTTTGTTCTCAAGCTGAGTCAGATAACCTTTAATAGCGGTAATTAACAGGCACTTGTTATCATAGGAGTTAGAGTAGTTACCTACATAGCTCTTATTGATAGTGTCTGTAATATCTGTTGTGATTAGATCCTGAATAGCCAGAATCTTAATCTTTTTCAGATCCTCAGTATCTTCCTGAGTCACTGTGGTAAGGGAGTTTACTCCTCTACCGATTACGATACCTGTACCAGAGTCATACAGTACAAGCTGTCCGGCATCAATAGCCGCATCCACTGTCTCATCATCCTCAACCTCCGGGATAGCTGTAACCTCATCCAGAGGCTTGTATGTAGCGGATACATTCAGATCCAGTCCGGCTAACAGTCCGGCAATTCTGGAGCAATACTGAGCCGGAGTATACTGTGTATCTCCTACATTCAGTTTTTCACCGCCTACCAGACAGAAATTAACTGTACCTTTGTCATTTGCTACCACATTAGGTACTACCGCTACAGGGTGAATCTTTCCGGCTTTACGTTTGCCCTTAACCCATGTAGACAGGTTTGTAGCAAGCTCAGGTGTAATAGCCGGATCACCACAGATATAGTTGATCCTTTTGTTTGCAAAATACTTATAAGCCGCTGTGTAATCCTCAGCCGCCGCTGGAAGTACAAAAACGTGAACCGCTTTCGGAGCTCCCAGAAAAGCTCTCTCAATGTAGGCTTTATTGTCTGCTGACAGATCAGACGGAATAGAGTCAACACTCTTAAGAACATGAGAGCCGTTACTCTTTGCATCCTTAACAATGATACCTACTAAGCCGCCTGTACCTACAGAGATAGTAGCTACTGCTTTCTTTGTAAATTCAATTACAATATCAGGTAATCCCATTATCTTTTATCCTCCTTAATTCTTTCTTGTATTCATTTCCAGATCAATCTCTTGAATCAGTTCATACTCTTTCTCCTGTTTTGTATCCTCTGTGAAATCAAGCCCTATCTTTGTATAAAGGCTTTTCTCTGACAGCCGGATCTCTGAGGAATAAGAGGTTATATGTGCATACCGCCGCTTCTCTGTAGATCCCTTTTCTGAGATCACCGGGATAGCTCCGGGCAATAAAAAAAGAGCTTTAAGCTCTTCCCTTACTTTGTATAACCTCTCAGAGTAAACTTGCTCTGAGGCGTTTAGCCTCCCAAAGTAGACTATCTGGTATATAGGAGTATCCCTATATACATTTTTGTTTAATAAATTTGTCCCCTCTGTAGCAAGAGTTACTAAAAAAGAGGGGCGTTGAAAGCCCTCAGGTACATCCTCAATGTATACCGGGACTCCTCTGTATTTATCAGCTAACAAGCTACAAATACTATCTAAAAGCATTAAATCATCCCCCTCCCTCAATCTCTCTTCCTATCTGTTGCATAAAGCTCTCCCCTATGGTCTTAAGCCGGGGCTCTGCCTGTCTCATACCATTCTCAAGGAAGTGTTTACCGGGTATATACTTTTCTTTCAGCATGATACCCTTTGTATTTCCGGGCTGGATATACTTACCACGCCCTCCGGCTGATAGATAAGAGATAGGTAAAAATCTCCTATGCTGTACATGACCGTCATTTACATATAGAGCATATTCTACATTAGTACCAATCTCAGCCTCATTCGGAGTAACCACCCCTACCTGAAAGCTACTTACAAGTCTTGAGGTATCTACCGGGATCAGAGGAGAGATCTCTGATAAACAGATGTTAGCCATTTTGTTCATGAGGACTAATTTCTTTTCCTCAAACTTATCAACTACACCCTGACATCTTTCTGTAAACTCTTTCCACCCCGGAACCTCAAATACTGCCCCCATGTTATACCTCCTCTGTAGCGTTAAGTGGTATTTCTAAGTGTGTTCTCTTCTTATAAGGCTTATCAGCCACCGCCTTATATTCTGAGGATAAAATGATCTGTCCGTACTCATCCAGATCATAAACACACACGATATCTCCCAGACGGATATCACTCTCAGGATCTATATACAGAGAAAATCCTGTATAATTGGCTTTCTGAGGCTCTAACTGTGTGGTGCTGTTACTATCCTTTGTCATCATCAAAGCACATTCATAACTCCCTACATCAGTCAGAGTATTAACAGGTCTGTTATACTGCCCCAGAGTGGAGCTATAACGCTTTACTATACACTGTTTGTCATAATAAAACATTTCTCATCACCTCCGGGGAATCAGCCTTGTAAAAGGATACAAACGCTGTTTAATACTATCCGGGAAATACTCCTGAAATGAGGTACTCTCATCTCCTAAATTCTGTGAGCTATAACCCTCAGCCTGTCTCTTTCTATACCGGGCTAACACAAGATCCTCCAACACACTATTGAGCTGTTTAGGGAAAATATCCTCCCCGGTATCAGGATCAAGAAAGTTATCTCTACAAACAGCCTCAATATCTTCACGGGCTTTCTCCATGTAGACAGAAAGGAGCTTGAGCTTTTCCTCATTATCTGAGGATATTCCCAGAATGATCCTCACTCTTTCTAAGCTGTCCATAGGATCACACCCCCTTAGTCCTCAATAAGCTCTACATCATCAATCTCTAAGAGAGCTCTTGCTACAGCCGGATCAGTAGTTGTATACTTACCAGCCATAAACTGAACACCCAGAGAGGAGACTGTCAGATACTTGTTAGAGGATCTCAGGTTATATACCTTAGCCTCAGCTTTTGCCTCTGTGGGCTCCTGTGTGGCTTTCTCAGCCGCTTTAGTTGTACCAGCCATTACTTTTACCTCCTTGAATTTCTAAGCCTTTAAACAGGCTCTTATTTTGTGATATTGGTGAGCTTAGCACCGGAATAGCTGTTTAACAGCTTGATTGTACTTTCATTCAGAATATGTCCTTTGAAGTAGTCACCATTCTTAGGGAGCATCTCAAAGAAAGTACCTCTCAGCTCAGCAATCTCTACCTGATCTAAGTCAAGGATCAGCATTGTGTTAGCATCCATATGACGATCAAGTACCAGATTGAGAGTACCGAAATCACTTTCGATCTTCTGTACTGTAATACCAAGAACCTGATTGAGTCCCTGTTCTGTGTTGATACGGATATTACCATCAGCTTTAATCAGGCTGTTGATAATTCTCTTTGTACCAGCGTTTACAAATGTGAAATACTCACCCTGAGAGCCGTGATCCCACATTTTCTGCATAGCATCCAGCATAAGAGCCTCTGTAAGCCCCTCTGTTGCATCAACTACGTTATTTGCATTGACAAGGTTTACAAGTCCGTTCATCTGACGGGGTACAGTTTCACTACCAGCCGCCTTAGTACCATTCAGAAAGTACCACTCAAGATCTCTCTTTGTCTCAATCAGACGATCAGCAACCTCAGCCTCAAAGCTCTTACCAATGCCCTTAGGATTAAGAGCCTGAGCTGTACCAGATACCTGAGTTACTTTCTCAATGATCTGACAGAGGTTAGAAAGAGTGGATCTGGTAGACTTGATAGGATCACCAGCCTCAGCACCCTCTAACTTAAGAGTACCTCTTGTTTCATTCAGTTTTCTTTCTCTCCAAGTTACGGTAATATCCGTAGCCGGAACAACTGCCCCTCTACCCATTAACAGAGTAGTAAGAGGAGTATCAGTAGGAGATGTGAGTGCGATCTCTTCTCTAAGATCAACAACCTCATTCTCCAGAAAATCCTTACGTTTTAACATTTCTGCCATTTTAAATTTTCCTCCTTAAATTTTTGTTATTCCTCACTGAACAACCCGCTCAGCTTTTCTCCGATCATGCCCTTGACATTCCCGGTCTTTTTGTAATCACTGTAAGACTTATCTCCAGTCTTTTCCTTTGAAGCTGGAGGAGTATGTCCTTTCAGAAACTCAGCCTTTTCTTTTGCAACCTGTTTCTTAACCTCAGCGTCAAAAAGCTCTTTCATGCCCTTAATTCTTTCTGTGAGCTTTTTCTTTCTTTCCTCATCATCAGAAATAAGAGCCAGATCTTCTACAGCAACCAGATTTCTAAATCCTGTATCAAGTCCAAGCTCTGCCACAGCATCCACTACATCAAGTCGCAAGCCTTTAATTGTGAGCTCATGCTCTTTTCTTGCGTTCTCAGCGGCTCTCTCTTCCTCTTCTGCCTTACGTTTTTCATCCTCAGACATTTTCTCAAGAGCGGCTTTCTTTTCCTGATCCTGTTTCCATTTCTTTTGTGCGGCGGTAACTCTCTGATCTGCCAGCTTTTCATATTTAGCCGTTACTTCTGCCTCTACTTCTGCCCTGATCTGTTCCTCAGTTTTAACAGCCCCGGAGCCTGTCTTACTGTCTTTCTCAGTGCCAGTATTGGTAGTAGTGGTCTTTTCCTCTGTAGAAGTCTCTACAGTAGTTGCTGTTCCTTTTGTTTCGTCCATTGTATTAAATCCTCCTTTTTATAAGTTTTAAGATGTAAAACCCCCGTAGGTTTTCTACATTTAACCCTCTATACATATGTGTGTTTACTTCCTATAAAATCAGCCTACTAAGTGAGTAAAAGACAAAAAAAAAATGAGGTTATCAGCCTTTTACAGCCAATAGCCTCATTTCTTCTACTCAATCAATCCCATAAAGAACCTTTTCCCGGTAACTTCTCTAACACTTCATAAAAGTGTGGAATATCCTGTATTTTCTTCCCGTCCTTTATTTGTTCAAGTACCTCAATCTTTTCATCCAGTAACTCCTCACTGTCCACATCAAAATAAACCATTTCAGGAATACCAATAGCGTAACTTAAGAGCCTCATAATCTTCATCAGCTTTTCTTCTTTACTCATAGCTTAGCTACCTCCTTTGCCATATCTTCTACACATTGCCTAAGGGCTTTAACAATTTCAGGATGATCCTCAGCTAAGATCTCAATTAGTTCAGGGTGTCCTATGCTTAAAGCGGCATAGTTAGCTAAACTCTCTGAGCAATTAGGGTTATTTCTATGTCTATCCTGATAATATGAGGATCCGTGTCCGTAAAGTACCTCTCCCGTATCTCTAAATACACCATTACTTATAGCATCATAGATATCCTGTAATCCAGATATTCCACCGCCTTTAAAGCTCCTTATTTCCTTATCACTTTCTGCAACAATTTCTTTCCAGATCTTTTTAGCTGTGCTGTTAAACTTCTTTGCGTCAATCTTCCCAGCATAATACTGTTTATCCAGTTCTGCTATCATTGTATCATATTTTTCATGTCTTTTTTTGTTGATCTTCTGATAATACTCAGAAAACTCAGTAAAGAGCTTTTTAGCCCTATCACCTATTTTAGGAGTAGCCTTATCAAATGCACTCACAAGCGGTTTATAAGACTCAGAAAACATCTTGTTAGGATATTTAACCTCACCTTTAACAGTTAATAGCATATCAAGAAAGTGCATTTCCTCATGTAAACTTGTATCACAAGTACCAACAAACTTAGGATCTATTTTAGGGATACCCACATCTACACACCACTCAAAGTTTTTTGTAAGTGACCGCTTAACCCTATGCTCCCCATGCGTTACCTTAATCACAACATCATCAGGCAATTTTTCACATAGTTTATCCATGTTCTTGTACAATTTCAAGATATTAGGATCCGTCACATTCTGAGCATTTACATAATCTAACAGAGCTTGAGTGTTTTTAGCCTCTGTCTTTTTGCTATAAAATGCCTCAGGATAATCAGTGAGCTTAACCTCAGTTTTCTCCAGATCTGTCTTAGCGGTATCCACTGTAACCTTAGCTTTTATAATCTCCTCTGATTGTTTAGCCTCCTGAGCCGCCTTGATCTTTGCCGCCTCTTTCTCTTTCCATTTCTCATAGTTCTCAGCCCCTCTAACGGATCCGGTAAGCTCATTTAGCTCATTATCCTCAAAGGTATCCTTTACTACAGGAATATACCAGCATCTACAATTAGGGTGTCGAGGTAAAGAGGGCTCCTCCCCCAGCTTATACACTTTCCCGTGATCCTCCCGGCATAAATCACAAGTTCGGCTGTCTCCTCCATTGTTAGCCGCCATGTATCGAACCTCTCCAACATTCTGATCCTCAAAAGCCGCCGCCTGTGAGGAGTATGTCACCCTCTTTGTTTCTGTCCGGGCTACTCTCATAGCATTATATTTTGAGGTATTGATGTTAGCCCCTACTCTATCTGCTATCCTGTCCATATCCTCTCCTAAGATCATGGACTGAGTAAGCCCTACCCTTAAGTTTCTCCCCAGCCTGTCCTTATCTAACCATAAACGATCTGAGAACATAGCCCCAGACCACGGGTAATCAAGTGTATCCTGTATCAAACGGGGATTAAGCATATTAAAGCTACTCTTTACTGTCTGAGTCTGTCCTAAGGTGTATACCGTCCTCAAGAACTGATCTGTATAGATATTCTGGAGATTAGTTCTAAACACGGTATTCTCCTTTTTTCCCAGCTTAATCAGCTCTTTATTGATCTGTTCAAAGAGTCCTCTACTCCGGGTGAGGGCTGACTGGTTCGCATAGCTCCACTCTCCTCCAGCTTTCTTTACTTTTGCGATAGTCTCAGCTACGTTTCCTAAAATCTCTTTCTGACAGGATCCATAGATAGAGGCTAAGACTTTATTTAACTTTTCAGCATCCTCAAAAGCCCTCCTGTTATTCCTCATAAAGTCCTTTTGTCTCTCATCTATGAGCTTAGCTCTCCTGATCCCGTCCTGTCTCAGGATCTCCCTCTGTTCTGGAGTGAGCTGAGAGAGTGGGATCCCGTACATTTTCCTTACTGCTTCATTCACATAGTAGCCACTCACCACTTACCCCTCCTTTATTCCTCATTTACTTCACTATTATTCCTCATAATAGGGTTATTCTGAGGAGCATTAGTGTTAGGGAACTGTACTTTGCTATCATCCTCAGCATTTTGGATAGAATACGGATCAAACTCTTTCATATTCTCCTTTTTCTGAGCCTTTACCTTTTCAAGTACCTCTTTTGGGTTATCTACGAATGGTAACAGGGCTAACAGAGTCTCACTATCAACCTTTCCATCCAGTTTTACTACTGTATCTACAATCTCAGTGATATTTGCCGGGATATTTCTCTTAAACTCCAGTTTTAAGTTTCTCATCTCTACATCTTTCCCGGTTACTACCTTGATAGGTACGGCTAAGAGCTCTACCAACTGCCTGATAGCCTTATCCATCTTTCTCTCTTTCGTGATACACTTAGTCTCCAGCCCAAAGAGCTTAAATCTGATAGCAATACCTGAGAGATTTCCGGCGAAATTCTCATCTGACAGATCAGGAACCTGAGCAAATTTGTAAATATTCTTTTCCAATCGGTCTAAGTGGCTGTTGATAGCGTCTGTCTGGATTTCCTTAGTTACAAACTTCATATCTCCAGAATCAGTGATCTCTACAATGCCCTCCTCTTTGAGCTTCTGCATACTGTCCCCATTCATTACCATATCCTTGATAACAAGGTAAGCATTGCGGAAAGCCTCAAACTCATCTGAAATATCACTCATTACTCTGTCATAGTCGTTTATAAGGCTCTCAATCTTCTCAAGATCACTCATCTCCTCCTCATTGTTGTACAGAGTAACAATAGGGATCCTACCAAAGATATGAGGCTCCTCTCTTACAAATTCAAAGCCCTGTACCCGTGGGTTTGAGGTATCATCTGTTCTCTTGAAAAGCTCCATCTTTGTATCACTCCATACCTCAGCATAAAGTGTAGTTCTGTCTGTATCCTCTGTATCAATCGCATACAGACGGATCTTGTAAAGAGCCTGTTTTGTGGAGCTGTTGGCATACACTATAATCACATCCTCAGCCTTAAGCCGGATGATCTTAGTCTTACTCTGTTCATCCTGATACACTAACAGATGAGACACGCTCTTAATCATGCACTCTTTACCCCACTCCATGAAAAGATCATCTCTGTAGTTCTCCTGTAGAATCCCGTCAAGCTCATCCTGTACCGCTGTATCTGTAGTCTTAATCTCTTTCAGGTCTACCCCTACATCAGCCTCAGCCGTTTGAGTGCCTACCGCCTTATTTTCTTTCTCTGTGTAGTTGATAGTAATAGGATTTCCTAAGAAATAACCTACTGTTGTATCAATAATCTGACCGCAAAAATCATTTGCAATCTTATTACACGGCTTATTCTTCCCTTTCATTCTTGCTCTCTTAAAGATCTTAGCCTTACCCTCATAGAGTTTCTGATACTTCATGTACCGGGGCTTAATCTTTCTAAAATGATAATCTACAAGATCATCCAGCAAAGCCACATTAAAGCGGCTCTCTTTCTTCTCAATGTTAAATTCATTGTCTATAGGTCTTTTTGTTATCACTGTTCTCATCCTCCTCTTTTCACGCAATAAAAAAGAGCCTCCTCCGGCTCTCCTGTTAAATGTTAAAATCTTCTCTGTTCAATACTCTTACTGAGTTACCTTGATCCGCTACTGTTAAGGCAAAGTCTAAACCATCAAATAAATCATCATGATCTACTTCCGGGAATAGTAACAGACATTCCTCAAGATCATCCATACCAATCCTAAACCATACCTTACCATTCTCAAATAATGCTGATCTTCTCATTGCTCTTGTTACCTTATCCTTGCTTGTCTGAATATTGATTACAGGCAACAGGCTGAGTCTCCTGATCTCCTGAGCAAGAGATTTCTGATACTGTACAGTCTCCACGCCTATTCTCTCCACCATAGGAAACTTATTCTTTCCATAGTCCAGAATAGCATTAAGCTGAGCATTAAAAGTAAGTCTCTCCTTTAGGTAATCCAGCACATAGACATTTTTATTTTTATCCACGCCTATTACCGTTAATACAAAGTAGTCATTGTTACTGGTTTCGTCCTCTGATATTGCCAAGTCAGCACCCATATAGATCCTTACCGGGATCCAATAAGGCACTCCCTGAGAATCTAATACCTTAACCCTTACTCTGTTGAGGTCATAATCAATATCATACTCCTCAAAGTGTTTGAAATACTTGTATTTAAAGATCTTACCCTTTGCAAGCTCTGTATTGTTCTGGTACTGCATATTAAAGATAATCAGTCCAGCCTCTTCCCTGATACTCCTCAGCTTCTCAAGGCTAAACTTAGACTCCCAGAGCGAATACTCCTGACCGTCCTTAACTGTGATAGCTTGCTGTACATTTACTTTGTAATTCTTACTCTTAATCAGATCCTCATACAGATCCATAGGACTGTATCTTGTCCCCAGAATGTGAATCTCTCCATCCGGCTCAAGTGTAGGGTACAGGGAACTATAAAACCATTCCTTTAAAACCTTTCTCTGAGCCTCTGTACGTGCGTTTTCAAAGCCTACTAAGTCATCACCTATAATTATATCGAAATGCTTAGATACTACGGCTCCTGAGGCTCCTAACGCTGATACAGTAGCCTCTTTCTTAATCACTGTCCTCCGGTTTACTGTAAACTCTTTATCATTCCATACATTGTCCCGGCTTTTCTTCCAGTCTCCGAAAATACGGATCAGATTTACATTTTGCTCAAAGTGAGTACGAATCTCCTTTAAAAATGCACTTGCCTGAGTCTGTGTCTTTGATCCGATCATGATTCTTATATCCGGGTTCCTGAGTACCTTTGTGATACAGAAATCCACATCACCGATAGTAGATTTACCATGTCCACGGGGAGCAAGATCCATAGAGGCTTGATTATCTGATACATTGTGAATGATACTTGCGTGTAAAGGCTGGAGGGATCTACAGGTTATGTATTTGCACACTGTATAGTATGCTGTCTCAAAATCCGCTGTTAGAATGATCTCTTTTATGATCTTGTCTTTCTTTGACTGTTCTAACCATACGCTATCTAATACATTCACCTTTATATCCTCCTTTCTTACGAACTAAAAAGAGGAGCCTTTTGAGCCCCTCTTTGCCTTAATGTATAACCTTTACTACTCTTATGATACTCAGTACCATTAACACGATCCACGCTAACAGATTACAAGCTAATATGTTTTTCTCCTCATCTTTCCGAATACTGAAATACTTGTTATTCTCCAGTATCATAAACAAGCTCCATACAGCTCCCAGAGCCCACAGGATCAGTGTTATCATTCTCATAGCTACTTCATAATTTATCATCTTTTCTTCCTTTCTGCTTCATACCTCAGATCTGAGAGAATACGATCACAGTATTTACATCTGTACCCTCTTCCCGGCTTCTTAATTACTCTATGTCTCCTGAAATATAAAGCCCCTTTGCACCGTTTACCTACTTCCTTATACTCCTCATTGCCCCTCATGCTGTTTTATTCTCCTCACCCTCTGGAGCTGACCTATCTCAAACTCCTTTTCTGTCTTATCTGCCAGATCCATTACAGTTACTATATCCCAGTCTGATATAGCTAAGACTCTAAGCCTCCGGCTTGTGTTCTTCTTCAATGTTACTATCTGCCCCACTCTCATCACCGCTACCTCCTACTACACACATACAGATCATACAGATACCGCTAAAGGATCCTACAATAAATGAGATGATACCAATAAATACACAAAATCCAATACTTACCATAGCTTTTACCTCACAAAAAGAGGAGAGCCGCCGCCCTCCCCCTCATCTTTCTTTTATTCTGTTACAAGATCATCAAATACTACCGGGATCTGTCTCTTTACTTCCTCCAGTAATGGAACCATAACCTCTAACATCTGAGGATGTGGCTTTCCTGTCACCCCTACAGCTCTCAGCTTAAAGATGTTTCTCCACTCCCTGAGGTTTGCTGTTACTACAATTTCTGTTTTGAGGCTGTTAGGTAATACAGCTCTTGCCTCCTGAGGACTTGCTCCCCACTCTAACAGACATAAATATCTATCCTCAGCCTTACAGCAAGCCTCAACCCAAGCGTTATACTTCCAAGGTTCTTTATCCCGGCAATCCTTGAAATAGAACGGCTCAATCACTGAAATCTCTCCCTCATGCCCGTAATTACAGTATCTTGTACTCTCCTGAGCAAATGAGGCTATTCTATGTCTCACAAGCTCATGAGATACTCCTCTGTCTACTGTAAACTTAACTGAGAAAGAGAAGTGCTCCAGCATTGCCTCATGTCCTCTCTTTATCAGTCCTCTTACCATCTTCTCAGCGGATCCAGTGGTAATCTTGTCCTCAGACTTATAACACACTCTTGCTACTCTTTCGATCTTCCTTAAGATCTTCTCCCCATTCAGAGGATCCATGATCTCAAACCCGGCATTTACAATTTTCATTTAACTGTCCCTCCCATTGCTCAATTAACTGATCTACTGCCTTGTCAATGCTTACGCCTCTCGGTACGATCAAATGAAAATCTACTGTATAACCGTCCAGCATATCGTCAACGCCTAAACGCTTCATACAATAATCATTACCCAGCTTAGAAACCAATCCTCTAAAGCCTCTGTAGAATCTCAAAGCCCTACTAATCTCAGCATTTTTCTTAGTGATCTCCTCAAGTTCTTTCTGCTCCTCCTCAGTGAGTCCTCTATCAGCCTCCAGAGCTTCAATCTCAAAGCTAAGAAACTCTCTTGCTTTCTTGAGATCCTGTACAATATCATCCTTTCTCCCGGCTCTTGCTATGTACTTAACCGCTGAGCCCAGATTAAAGTTAAGCCCCCACTCCCGGATTACATCCTTAGGCTCAAACTTACTGAAACAATAGTGATCTGGTCTTTTTACCATGTCTTTACTCATCTCTTTTTACCTCCCTGTTTCTCTTCTTTAGGAGCTCCTATCAGCAACTCCTTTTTCTCCGGCTCCTCACTCTTGCCTGTTACCATCTCTCTGATATATCTATGAGGAACATTACAGTTAATAGCGTTAAGCATCTGATCCCTCTGAGTACATCCTTTTACCAACTCATAAAAAGTAGAAAACTTAACCTGTACTCTGTCCTCAGCTCCAAAAGCGTCAGCTAATCCCATGATCTTCTCCTCCTATCTTACAAATGACCAAAGAGTATAAATAATTGATACCAAAACTATCCACCGCCCTGTACTTATCAACTTTCTCATTCTCCTGATCTCATGTAACATATCCTCACAAGATTCTGCATTACAACTGTAAGCATCCATCCCCATGTTATAATAGCCTTTTCCTAACAACTCATTTATGAGCCTCTGATAATGTCCATTTAACTCTCTGTGGATCAAATAAATAGGACACTCTTTTTCTTTTTCACAATACATTTACACATCCCCCGGCTTTCTGTTGTTCGCCTTGTCTGGATCAAAGCCCTCCGGGTATCTTGCCTTGAGCTTATCTACATTCATCTGTAAGATCTCATCAAGGCTAAAGCCAAAGCTCTCACATAACATAGCTACATACCACATTACATCCCCCAGCTCTTTCTTTAAGTGATACTTGTCCATTTTCTTCTCATGGAATATCCATTTCTTAACCATGTCCAGCACTTCCCCAGATTCACCAGCCAGTCCTAAGCATCCATTTAGAACTCCTCCCAGATCCAGCCCCTCAGTGTCCTCTCTGACAACATTCTGATTATGTAACCATTTCAGATCACAAGTCAGCACTCCAGAGATCACTCTGTCTGTTGATTTACCGTCATTTGTTCTCATTGCTAAAGCCTGATACTCATTTCCTGTCATTTGCTTTTAATCCTCCTCATCATTTCTTTATGTTGTGGTACGCCGATCAGCTTAATAGATACCTCCCTTTTTCTTTCTACGTCCTCAAAGTATTCATAGGACATTACATAGTAAGGAGTATTATTAAATCTTACCCGGCTATTGATCTGGAGCTCATACCCATATTTCTCTACATAAGCTGTAGCCTTTTTGAGCTTTCTCTTTCTATGACTCTTGATAACAGCTCCTATAGCTCTTGCAAACAGCTTTACTCCTCCAGCCAATAAATCCACTATCCCGGCTCCAATATACTTAAAGCCCTTTGTAATCTTTCCCATGATCCTTTACCTCCTGTGTGATCCTTGCCTCTCAGCTTACTTACACTCAGTAATAACCGTTTTAAGTGCCATTTTTAGACAGGCATTAACTTTTTGGGTATATTTCACAAGTGGTATTTATAAAACCATAGGGATTTTTTCCTCTCAAAAGTAAACTTGCACAATAAATTAGCTCCTGAGGGCTTTCATCTCCTCTTTGATACTGTCAGCTACAGCAAAAATAGCCTTTCTATCCTCCTCAGTAAGTTCTACTTGCTCCTTATTCTCCTGAGCTACCCTGTCTGTAGGATCTCCTAAGAGTAACAGATCCAGCTTAACCACTCTCTCAAAGTCCTGTATATTCTTAATCTTGACCTTTCCAGCCTTGAAATCCTTTACAAACGCCGCTACAAGGGCTCTGATAACCTTTCTGTACTCTGCTTTTACGTCTAATACTGCATTAGCTGTAGAGCCTTTTTCCGCTGTTTCTTCAATTTCTTTCTGTAAAATACGGTCTTTCCACTGAAATTTACGGCTCCATTCCCCTATAGTACGGGTACTTTTACCACAACTGTTAGCTACAGCCTCTAAGGATCTCTTTTCTCCCATGTTATAGTAAAGCTCAAACGCTGTTTTCTGAGCTTCTGTCTCTTTTTGACTCTTTTTAGGCACTACTGGAGCCTCAGCCTCCTGATTCTGCCCTTTTTCCTCTACCATCAGCTTTTAAACCTCCTTTCTCCTCACTCACTCCTCCCTTTGTTTGTTGGGAGGGTTCTCTTTAAAATTGCTTTAAATGTATATCAATTTCATACCATTTAGCTCAAAGGCTCTAAAAATATGACTTTCTTTTATTACCTCTTATGTCTTTACTACTATGTTACTCATTATTTCTTTTATTTTTGGTATTACTGTTTCTGCTTTTATCCCTGTATTTATCAGTATTTTCTCTTTCTCCGGCAATGCTCTTTTTCCCCGGATTTCTTCATCCTCATTTCTATGAATTTCATAAGGCTATGCAATATAAAATGAGGTACTTTTCCTTTCCCCGGATCTGTACCTCATTTCTTTTATTTTTCCTTTGTATCTTCTTCTTTCCCGGCACACTGTCTTTTCATGTATCGGAAAAACAACTGAATATTATACCAGAATACTCTTAATCTCCCCACACCATAAATCCATGAGATAAAAGCTAAACCATTAGAAGAATTATAACTATAACAAGCTCCATGACCGTTTACTCTCTTACTGATCCAATCATGATCTATATGATACATCTCAGATACCTCTCTTTAACAACCATGTTACAAATCCCTCTCCCGGCTCAGCCTCTACATACTCATTATATCTGTTACTCAGCATGATTAACTCATCCTGTGTAATCCTTACACTGTTGGATCCAAACCTCAGCATAGGGAGAGTAGTTTTCTTTTCTTTCGGTTCCTCCGGCTCTATGTCCTCCAGATCCTCCTCATCTTTTAAAAGGTCTGTCAAATCTACATCAGAGAAACCAGTAAGAGAAATATCATAGTCCTCATCTAACAGATCCTCCAGCTCTTCCTTGAGTAAATCCTCATCCCAAATAGACAACTCTGATAACTTATTGTCTGCCAGTCTATAGGCTTTCTGCTGAGCTTCTGTGAGTCCGTCAACTACTATGTACGGAACTTTCTCCAACCCAGCTAAGATAGCCGCCTCTCTTCTGGTATGTCCGGCAAGGATCACTTTCTCCTCATTTACCAGAATAGGATTAGTAAACCCATATTCCTCAATACTCAGCTCTATAGCATCAAGAGCCGCACGATTATCACGGGGATTTTTCTCATACGGGATCAGCTCCTCCGGGTTACAATACTGTATTTCTCTTTCTTTCATATCCATTGTAAATTTACCTCCTAAATCTTCCTTTTTTACTTCCTACTACTTCAAACAGCTTTCATAAATATAGTGTAAATACTTCCTACAAAGTCAGCCTTTAGTGTTTCGTTACGTTCAAATAATCCAAATCTACATTAGATACACAAGTAATAGGGATCTCCTTTCTCTGCCTACTTACTTCCTGATCTGGAGTGAGGTAAGGATGTTTTATCATCTTTGCCTTTCCCCGGCTCATGCTTGTGTAATACGGATCGTGCTCTCTTAGCCACTTGTCGGCTTGATCTTCTTCTCTTTTTCTTATTCTTCTCACCCTTGCTGTCCTCCTTTTCCAGAAATCTACAGATCCTCTTAAGAGCTCTCTGTATATGCACATTTACCGTCTGTTTTTTACAGCCCAGTACATAAGCTATCTCATCCTGTCTGTATCCCAGCCCTAACACATAGATCAGAGAAATAAACTGAGCCTCTGTTAATACACCTCTGTTAATCCGGCTTACATCAAAGCCAACCTTTTTATTTTCTCCGAACTCTGTAATACTTACCCCTATTGCTGTCTGTAGATCTACTAATATAGCTGAGGCTACTGTATCTCCTCCCTCAGCCAGTTTCTCCACCATTCCCCAGCTTGATATTATTTTCTTTACTGCCTCTGTATCACTGTAATCAATCTCCAGCAATCTATCATTTGTGGTCTTTACCCTCACGGCTCCCAACTTAATCACCTCTTTCTTATATGTTCCATCACTCTGTAAGGAACCTCAACAACCAGCCCTTGAGGATAAGATTTTAATACTACCTCAGCTCTCCCTTTCTTGAGCTCAGTGATTACTCCATAACTGTAATCAGCATCAAGAGGCATCATATACTTTATCAATTCGCCCTCTTTAAACACGTTATCCTCCTCAAAAATAAAGAGACAGAAAGTTATAATCTCCTGTCTCTCCTGTTTATTCTCCTGATCTGATCCTTTTTAATCCTGTGATAGCTCTTTGCATCCCGGAGATTCTCCCCTCCAGATGTTTTAGAGTCTTATCAATATCCTCCGACTTTTCTGAGTACCAATATCCACGGCAAGAACTACAAACCGGGTATCCGTCACTCCTCAGGCAATTTACCACAGCCCTCAGACTCTCTTTCTTTAAATTAAATAACTCACATATTTCCCCACTCTTTACCGCTATACTTTCCTCATAGTGAGTAGTCTTAAGATATTCTAAAACCTCAGCCGCTTGATCTGAGATCCACACGTTTTTAGTTTCTTCCATGCCTTACACCTCCTTATAGTGATAACCAGAGATATAAGATTTTTTAGACAAAAAGAGAGCTAAAAAGAAACTTTTTTTTTCTCCTTAGCTCTCCAGTTATTTACTCATCAGCTTCTACTACTTCTCCGTCAACACATCTATAGTATGTATCAGCCTTAATCTTTTCACCGTCAACCTGTATCATCTTAGCTCCAGCCAGCTCCCAACTCTCTACATCATAAGGAGTTTTATAATCTCCATCAGACCACTTTTCTCCAATGTATCTCCAATCAGAGAGGATCAAGTGAGCACCTAAGCAACCTTTAGCTTTCGCCTCATGTCCCCATGCAACCGCAACACCAGTAGGATCACTAACAGATGAGGCTCCACGATACCCTGTCGCAGATGAGGCTCCACAATTCCCTGTCGCAGATGAGGCTCCATAATCCCCTGTCGCAGATGAGGCTCCATAATCCCCTGTCGCAGATGAGGCTCCACGATACCCTGTCGCAGATGAGGCTCCACGATACCCTGTCGCAGATGAGGCTCCATGTTCTTCATAAGACTTAGCCTCTTTATTAACTCTACTCATAGTAAAATCAATAGCCGCTTTTACCAACCCAGCAATAGAAATTCTTGCACCAATTTTAATATCAGTAGCACATACTTTTGTATCACTGTTTTCTCTATCCATGTCTCCAGATAACTCTACCTCATGGAAAACACTCTCAGCCGGATTGTAATAACCAAAACAATCCAAAGGATACTCACACGCATGAAATCCCTCATTACAGCAATCCGCTTTTTCTGTATGAAACTCTTTTCCCTCCTCATACTGGAAACCTCTACAGGTAAGATCCTTGTTAAATCCTTTAAATGCTTTCATTTTCCTTATCTCCTCTCTGAGTGATTTATTTTCTTTACACTCAGTAATAACCGTTTACTCCTCAAAATTTAGACATAACAAAAAGAAAAAGTGTAAAAGATTTCTCTCTTACACTTCCTCACGGATTACTTAATTAATTCAAATCTATAAAGCTGTTTTGCCTCAGGGTATTTCTTATGATCTACCTCAGATAAAAACATACCTAAAGGTCTATGCCAGACCTTGCCATCTGTACACACATAAACTACACTGTAACTACCTACACTCTCTGTATCCTGAGATACAGCTAATATCCTTACTTTTTCCCGGTCTTAAAGTGTTTCCATATTTGCCCCGGCTTTACTTTTCTGTTATTGTCTACCTTATGTACATTTGCTTTAAAATACTTCTCACACTCTGCAAGATCACAATTTCTGTAGTTGAGTGGGTTCTCATCATCCCAGCCCTCTACCTCTGCTGTCTCAACGTGTAAATGTTGAGAGCTCAGATCCAGCCGCTCCTCAAGCTCTATTACAATATCCTCCTCAAAATACTCCTCATTTATATCTACCAGATAACCACTTATTTTATGTAAAAATGCCATGTTTATAATCCTCCCATTTCTTCTCTAATACTTCTGTCACAAGCTCCCTCAATGATTTTACAGATCTGGAGATACTCAGCCTTTGTAAGAAAGACTCCTCCGGTAATATCGTGTATTATAGCTCTCAGGTTCCTGTTATCTACCATTGTTACCATTTCCTCAGCCATAATTACCACCTCTCTCCATTTACTTTTACCAAAAACTTAAAATCCTCATCAGAGCTAAACCCTAAATCAATCAGAGTATCAGCCTGTTTCTTTGTCATTCTCAAATCATGTGTATAAATATGCTGTTTATGTAAAGTCTCATAGGTATAAGGTACATCTCTGGATATTTTGATCCAGCCTTTCTCCTCAAGCTGTGACTCTTCCAGATAACCTCTATATCCAAGCTCAGCACATATCATAACCGCCGCCCGGTAATGTCCCTCAAAACCTGTGTTATAAGTATCTCCCTCTGGAGAGATCCATCCAAACTCAAACTCTGGAGAATTTTTAGGAAAGCACTGTTCTCTTGTGAGTGGCTCCTCATCCTCCTCCACCTCAATAATCTCTACAAAGTTATCCTCTACCGGATAAAAGGAACATCTTCCTCCTGAAGAATTAACCACTATAGGGAGATCCTCCTCTTTTAGTCTCTGCCAGCCCAACACTCCACGATCAGTAAACAGCTCAGGATCAATCTTATCAAAATACTCTTTCGCATATAATCCTACAGAACCTTTATAGACTGCGTATTTAATTTTCATTTCTCCAGCTTCCTCCTTATCAATGCTCTTACTCCGCTTGCTTTCAAATCTGGTAAATCTACCAACGGATTCTCTAAGCCTCCCAGAGACTCAATTACAGCCTCCAGAGCCGCTCTACTCTTATACAGATCCTCCATAAGACTATCCTCAATCACATAATAATCTTTCCCATCTCCAAAAGAGATAGCTAAAGCATAATCTTTCTTTCTCATGCTGTAGGCTTGCTCCTGAGCCTTTTCTAACCATGCTTTTTTAACTGAGATAGATTTACTCTCTACTGCCTTTGTCTTTGCCTCTATAAAGAGATCTGAGGTAATTACATCCCCTTTCAGGAAAGGAGTAGAGCCGGATCCTATCACCTGTCTCCCTCCTATATTCCTTGCAAGCCTTTTCTCCTGTTTATCACTCAGCTTTCTTGTGTTCATACTTTCCCACCTCTTCTACAGGTATTGCTTTTACTGTAAATCTCCACTTACGGGCATCATCACCAATCATATAAAAGAGTCTTGCCTCAGCTAACATAGGGGTATCCTCAGCAATTCCAAACTGAAAACATTTCTTTGATGTATTCCAGATCCCGTACTTTCTCCCGTTTCTGCCTCTGTAGTATTCTCCTCTTTTCATTCCTCAGCCTCCTGTAAATCTTTCTCCAGAATTACCCTGTACTTATATCCCTGATACTCAGGTTTTACACATCTCTCAGTTACTTTCTCTCTTCTGATCTGCCGAAACCCTAAAGCCTTTAGCCCCTCAATGATAGCCTTGTTACCTTTCTCCATAACACTTAAGCCTACTGAGAGAGCTACCATATCATCCCCGGCGGTAACTCTTGTGATTGTAAGATCTTTCTGTACTGTCTGGATCTCCTGAGTTACTTTGTCAATATCTGCCTGATTTTTATAGCCTTTCACATCTTCCTCCATCCTGATCCCACCAATCTCCCAAAGATCTTTCTTGAGTTTTCCCATGTCAAGCTCCCCATTCTGCCAGCGTCCATAGTAATCAAGAACCAAATCAAGAAACTTAGGAATATTTTTACTACTGCTTTTCTACCAGAAATGATCCATTAGCACCTGACAAGGTAAAGTAAGTAATAACATCATAGAGGCATTTACAGCATCATCATACACCTCAGCTTTTATCTTTTTCACTTTGTCCTGAAATTCCTTATTAGCCTCATACTTAAGCTGTCCCATCAGAGACTCAGGAGTATAATTATAAACAGGTGGCTTTTTCAGTTTTTCATTTTTCTTTAACTCTCTACGTCTTTCAGCTCTCCCCATGCTAACACTTTACCTCCCTTTAAACTTTCCTGTACATCAATAACTCTCTGGTTCGCTGATCCAACCCATCTCAGAGAGGTATCTCTAAGGTATTCCACATACTCACCATCTACCAGTACATCAATCTTTCTCAGGATCTCAGGATATAACCACAAGATTTCCTCCCACATATACCCTGTATAAATCCATATTGTTTTCCCCGGATACTTCCCTTTTATCTCCTCAATGAGCTTTCCTACCTCAGGAGCATTATAAGGAGCTAAAAGATCTCCTCCAGAGAATGTTATACCTGAGATGTAATCTTTCTCTAACAGCTCAAATAACTCAGCCTTTGCCACCTCATCAAACTCTATACCGCCCTTAGGATCCCATGTAATAGGATTCTGACAGCCTTTACAATGATGTTCACACCCGGCTAACCAGAGAACGGCTCTCAAGCCGTCCCCGTTTAACATATCGTCCTTAGTAATATTATGGTAACGCATTGTTATTCACCTCCACTACTACTCCCACTGATTTCCTCAAGTTTAAATATGCACTAATTGTATTAAAATCATCAAAATTAGCCCCGACAACTAAATACAACTCTATCCCCAACACTTTTCTCAAATGTAAATTATATCTCTCAAGAATAAGAAAACATCTATGAGAAAATTCCTCCACTGTACAAGCTGTATAAGGAACTCCTATGTAACTTTTACACAATCCCTGTAAATCACCTATGGCGGCTACAATGGGATCCATTAACTCCTTTACACTCATTATCCCTCAGCCTCCAGATCATAATATACAAGCTCCTCTCCCTCAGGTAATGGACAATCATCCATACTCCACTTAAGAGACTTAATCACATCCCAGCTATATCCCAGACTGTCCACATAATCCTGATTAAATACCCGGCTATCAATGTATAATCTGTCTGATTTACCGGATCTATCAGACTCTTTCAGGTATGTATCTAAATGCCTCAGATCAGTGAGATCCCTCTTTACAGTCTCCATCTTTCCATGATGGATTGTATAAGTAATACCGTCCACAGCATCAATCAGCATCTTACAAGCCCAGTAGCTTTTTAACTTTCTACTACTTGCTGTATAGAGCCAGATCTTACCTGTATACCCCTGTAAGCGTAATCTGTGGATCATCTCCACTACACGCTCAGACATTAACATAGGCTCTCCCCCGGTAATACAAATCTCCTCATACTTAAAAAGATCCTCAAAGCTCACCTTATCAATTAAGCCCAGTCTTTCATTACAGCATCCCTTACACTTCCGGTTACATTTCTTTGTAACAATCACTCTTGCTCTCATCTCATACCCTCCTACAGGTTATTATTTATATTTTGACGGATCCGCTTTAACTTAATCATGATCTCCTTTTTACCCAGTCCAGACTCTCATTTACTGCCTCAACTCCTTTCTCATAGAGTAGTAACCAGAATCTCCTCAACTTTTAGACAAAAAAAAAAGGAAGATCTCTAAAGATCTTCCTAAATTTCTCACTATTATTTAATTACAATATTGTCTGTATCTATGTAATCTGAAAATCCATCACCCTTGATTATGTGGAATTTTGTCTCTATATTTTCTACATCATCCATAGGATTTTCCTCAGCATCTTCCCCAAAGACTGTAAAACCGTCCTTAGCTTTCTTTCCCGGAGCAACCTCTATAGAACACATAGGATCTATCATAATCCCGTTAATGGACGTATCTCTAACCTGTACTGTGAGTTTCTGATCTGAGGTATTTTCTATCACAAAATTAACCTTGTATCCCATATTGCTCTCTTTCATTCCATCATAGGTAATAGATAAGAGATCATCCTGATACAATACCCCATTCTCAGCCTCTTCTCCTTTCAGTTCCTTTAGCTCTGCTTGTAATTCTGCAATCTGAGCCTCAATCTCTGCAATTCTTTTTGAGTTATCTTCCTGAGCCATTACTGTAGTACCAAAAGGCACACTTAACGCTACTGATAACACTACAGCTAAAATTTTCTTACTCATAAATTATACCTCCTGTATATCCCTCAATATATTCCTCATTATACTACTTATTTACCGCCGTATCAATCACAAAACGAGCCCACGCCCTACTATCATCCTCTCCATACATTCTGTATATACAGTCCTGATATGGTACTCTCCAGTATTCTCTCCCGGCTCCCTCAGCGGTCAGCCCACGCCTCTCATACTTTCTCTCTATGTTCTGCAAGTGGTGTCTGAACTGATGTAAGAAACTCTCAAGATCAGGCTCAGTAAGATAGATCTCTCCTGTAGCCTGTACATAGTTATCATCCCTTACCCAGACTGTTATAACCGGTATAGATACTTGATAGAGGTCTGAGAGATCTGTATTAAGCTCTCTCAGTGCCTCCAGTTTCTCAAAAGGATCTCCTGTTACCCAGTCTGTTTTATTCATAAGACTTACTACAGGATCTATAGCCGGACTGTTTTTATAGATTTTCTTATACAGTTCCTCTCTTTCATCTATTCTCATGACTCCCCTCCAATTTCAGCTCTTTGTGGCTAAATTTCATCAACCCACCATTATCAGTCTTACCTTTTACATAAACAATAGTGTTTCTACCCAGAGGAGAATTAAACTCACTAATAGAACACACCGTTAAAGGAAAACCATGAGGAGTTATAACAATGTCCCCCTCCTTTAATTTTCTTGCCTCAGATATTCTCATATCAAATCCTCCCTTTCCCTCTATTTATCGTAGCATATCTACCAACTTATCATTTTCGCTCTCAGTAATCTTTCTATCTATGCAAGCCTCTGAGATCTTAAAAATCATCTTAGATACCTCAGCTCTTAACTCCTCCTCAGGAATCATCTCAGCTAAAATATGTAATTTGTTAATCTCATCCTCCAGCTCCTCAGCTAACTCACTTACAATTTCATAATGACAACCTTTAGGAGCATCATACTTTCTCTGATCTGCAATAACCTCACAAGTAAAAAGATCCTCACTTTCAAATCTATTATACTGATTTCCATTTACTTCGTCTACCAACAAAACTCTAAACATACTATCCACCTTTCCGGGAGCCCTCAGGCTCCCAACTCCTTTACATATTCCATACCCTCAAAACTGGTAAATCCTCCGGCATTTAAGATAGCCTGTAAAGCTCTTTTCCCTCCACAAGGAATATAAGGGGCTAAGATACCATATTTATCTCTATTTGAGCTGTAAGCTATATAGCCTTTACCTTTTACATAGAAAGCCCAACCTGTAACAACCACATGGAGCTCCTTTGTACCAAACTTAACATTTTTTAATCTTTTAATTTCCATCTTTTCCTCCCGGTCTACTAACTCAACCTTACAATTTAATGATCTCCAGTAAAATACTCTACCGTCCTCTGTTACTAAGAACTCTTTGTGTAAATTGCTGTCAGCTTCTTTAAGATCATAAGCTCTACAATTAACACATTTTCCGTCAATGTACTCTACTGTATAATCTTCAAACTCTGCATTTTCTTCCAGATAAGAGATAAACTCTTTAACTGTAAGCTGATCCATAAGTTTCTCTGTTGCTACCATAAACTGTACTCTGTATCTGTTATCATCACTATTTTTATATCTCATATCTCTTACCTCCGATTTTTTTTTATATATTGCTCCTTACAAGAGATATTATACATCTTTTTGTTAATATGTCAATAGATATTATATAGGTTTTTAAAACTTTCTTTTTGTTCTCCTCACAAAAAGAGGAGCCTCTCAGCTCCTCCTAATTCTTCATACAATACTCAATAACACTATCCATAGACACCCATAACACATTACAAATTTTAAAGAAAACAGTTATTTTAGGAACCCTCTCACCATTCTCATATCTACTAAGGCTTACCTCAGTTATCTGAGCCCTATCTGCTACCTCTTTTTGTGTGAGTCCTCTTCCCTCTCTTATCTGCCTCAGTCTGGATCCTATCTTTTTAGCCGTTAAATCATTGTATTGCTCTCTCATTTACTTTCCCCTTTAACCACTCAAACTCATCCAGATCATTGTAAAAGTAATTGATTACTCCAGCTCTGCCCTGTAGCTTCTTCTCTGATCCATCACTAACAGGAACCTTAAACCATGAGTTAGACTGTTCAATAACTCCCAGCTTTATCCCCAGATCAATAGTATCTGTACCATCATCTACTCCACGGAAATAATTAAGAGTGTAGCTGTCCAGTCTCCTGTCATTCTTTGTAACCTTATTCTTTTCCACCCGGACATTTACCACATTTCCTACCGGATCCGAATATGTACTACTTTTCTCATCACCTTTCTCATCAAGTAAGGATCCCTTTGTAAACCATAAGATCTGTGAGCAAGCGTGAGCTATTGCTGTACCGCAAGGGATTTTATACGGCTTGTACATATTTCCAATATTCTCCCTGAGCTGGTTAATCATCAGGAAAGTACACTCAGCTTTCTTACAGAGAGGTACAGCCTTATCACAAAAGGCTTTCATAAGAGCACTGTTACCTCCATAGCTTTTCTCATCCAGCCCTTTCTCCTGTACTGCCTTAGGTACGATAAAAGGAGCACTGTCTAAGACTGCTAAGCCTACCTTACCAGACTTGATATAATCTAAGAGCATATCCAAGAGCTCCTCTCCATATTCACTCTCCGGCTGGATCAGGATAACCTTACTCCAATCTACTTCCAGAGTTTCTCCCCACTCCTTATCTATCGTGTTTTCTGCATCCAGATACACACAGTATTTATCAGGATACTTTTTCTGGAAATTAGAGATAATGTCCAGAGCTGTAGTAGTTTTACCACTCTGAGGGAGTCCTACAAGCTCTATCATTCTCCCTACCGGGGCTCCTCCTCTTGTGAGATAATTCATTTTAGGGGAGGTATACGGGATAAACTCCACACTCTTAAGCTCAGAGGCTTTTCTCACAATGTTTGTTTTATACTTCTTATTTACACTTGCTACCAGATCATCAATCTCAGACATTATCAGCACCTCCCATAAGCTCCTCAAGGATCATAAAATCCTCCACATCTTTCTCAGTAAATCCTACTCTGTAGTCCAGCCGCTCTATCTGATTTACAAAGTCAACTGCTACCTTATCTCCTGATTTACTTATTACTGCTACACAATCCTCACAGATTACAGCCGTTTCCCCGTCCTGATTAGATATACTGATCCCGGACTCTTCCAGCTTCTCAAGGAAAGCGTTAGTTTTATCCATAAAATCCATAGCTCTCCCTACTTTCCTACATACTCACGTATAAAGGCGTGTCTATCAGGATACGCCTTTTGCAATACAGGAACTCCACACTTCTCTTTAGGATCATTCTTAAAGTAACTCTCTCCCTTTTTGAGGAGATCATACTCCTCAGTAGCTTCAAATCCCCATAAAATATGAAAACAGTCAAAGCTACCACATTTACATCTGATCCCAAAAGGTACAGGCTTGTGTTTTTCTGGATACTTCTTATCCTGTACTGTATCCTCTAAGCCCTTTTCAAGCCACATTTTATAAACAGCTCCACACTCCCGGCACTCATAAATATAATAACCATGTACAGGAATATCCTCATATTCCTCAGATTTCTCTTTCTCCTTTGAGTGCTCCATTTCCTCACGGATCATATCCTCAACCATCTGAGCCTCTTTGTATCTTGATACCATTTTTCTTAATTTTCCACCACTTGACATTTATCTAATCCTCCTCAGATTTTAAGATCTTATTTACTGCCTCATTGATCTTAGGCATCTGCTTAGCTATCCAGTCTACAAGTACCTCATCATCTCCATACTTTGATAAGCCAGACTCAGCAAAGAAAGCATGAATAACCTCATGTCTTATTACCTCATCTCTTCTTAACTTCTTTGCTGATACTGAGTCTATATCCTCCAGAAAATCCTTAAGATCTCTGTAAATAATTTTTCTATTGTATGCCTGACAAATTCCATCAGCACCCATCCCCTCAATAGCTGAGGTATTTCTTGTTACTGTATACTCAGTTCCCAGAATATCTACTATCATTCCCGTTTAGCCTCCTTATTCGTATCACATCTATCCAGTTCTTTTAAAGTCAACTTAACTGTTTCCATGTAATACTCCTCACAAAAGGCTTTCATTAACAGCAAAGCTGTTCTAAGATCCATCTCTGTAGCAATCACATGGTTACACTCATCTAATACCTCATATCTCTTTTCACTCATCTTAATCCTCCTCATTTCTCCTCACATAACTGTCTTTACTGAACCTATCCAGATCACTCTCTGAGATTCTCTTAGATAAGGCTTTCTTTAAGCCGCTATACATCTTCTCAGCCATATCCAGCTTTCCTCTCAGGCTGTTATAGGTTCTCTTATAAATAACCTCTACAAGAGCCTTATCCTCTGTGAGCTGTTCTACTCTTGCCTTTCTTTCCTGTACTGTCCCGGATACCTTTAACATTGCCTCATTGTATTCCTGTCTTTTCTGACTGGAGCTTATATCTGCCATAAGTCCAAACTCTTCCAGCTTCACCCCAGCTCTATACATGAGAGCCGGGATCTTAACACAATAATACTCAAGCTGTGTATCTGGAATATCCTCTATAGAGCTCTCTCCAATGCTGTCCATGATAACCTCCAGCTCCTTAATAGCGTTATCAAGATCCTCACTGTATTCTTTTGTGAGCTTCTCACTGAACTGTACAGCTACAGAGCTCTCCTCCCGGACTTCTTCAATCAGCTTTTTGAGCTTCTCACAACTTGCCATGAACTGTAACCTCCCGTAAAAATTTGTTATACATCTTCTCCAGATGATCCAATCTCCATACAGGAGACATATCACCGCTTACAATTTTAAACACTGTATGAGGAATCACCCATGCAAAACGGAAGTTACCAGACTCCCAGTTAATCCAGATGTTAATACCATCCCCGTCTATATACTGATCCTCTGTATTGTAACCATTTCTACATACAGCCCACTTAGTAAATCCACTATCCTCTAACCACTTTGTAACTACCGTCTTATTTACTCCCATGAGATACTCCTCCTCTCCTCACAATGCCCACGGCTCTCTTTACGCTTACCGCCTTAAAATATCTGTGAGGGACACTCTCAGTAGACATTACAATACCGCACCCCTCCAGCTCTTTTACAATCCTGTCCTCCATCCTCTGAAAGTTTTTCACTTGCTGGATGTTAAAATCTACAGCAACATTGTAATTATGCTCTAAGGTTCTTATATACTGGATCAGATCCGCTTTCTTCATGTTATTAAGGGTACTGTCTGCCTTTGTCTCACAATGCTTTCCAACCTGACTAATATCCATTAACACTCCCACCTATCTCACCTCCACACTTAACTCATATCTTTTAAGCCATGAGCTCAGGTCATATCTGTACAGGGTTCTTTTCTTCTCTGACGGGATCCTGATACCATGCTCTCTAAAGAACTCTATAGGGATACTCTTTCTCTCTCCAGCTTTTACAAAATTCTCCACATATCCTACAGAGAGAAAATATGTCTCCTCCAGATCCCGGAAGTTTACCATATACCCTCCATAGACTCCCAGATAATTTACAGCCCTTATCATTCCCTTTAACTGACTCTCTCTGATCTTTGCCAGAGGGAGGCTCTTACCCTTGTGAGTCTTAAGCTCTAAGAGAATCAATACAGGAAATTTATATAACCGGAAGTCAGCCGGATTACTTACCCCATAAAAACCACTTGTGTCATCTTTGTATCTTTCAAAAAAGCAATCAGCCGGGACACTGTCCTTAAACTCTTTCTCAAAGACCTTTCCCATGTTCTTCTTTCTCTCAGCCATTAAACCAACCCTCCTCTCCTACAGGAGGAATATATGTATCAGCTATCTCTCGTTCTCTCTGAGCATTCTCAAGCCGCTTACACGCCTCTTTATATCTGCAATAAGTACATTTATCCTTATCAGCCGGAGGAGCCTCTCTACGGTGCAAATAAGAGTTTACACGGTGTATCTTTCTTATTACCTCATCTTTCATCTCATCAGTGATCTTCCAGAGGTAAGGCTTTTTACTACAGAAATTACGATCCTCATAAAAGAAAAGTATGTAATCAATTCCCAGCCCCAGCCCGTAACAAGTAGCCTGATACTTATGATCCATTTTAGGCTCATATCTTTTAGAGTGCTGATAGGTACTTTCTGTCTTAATCTCTAAGATCACATCCTTACCCATGAAATTTAAGACTCCATCAGGTTGAAACCAGATACTCAGCTCATCATTTTTACATCTTGCCTCTGTATGATCTTCATTCCATCCTACAAAGTCTGTATTTACTCCTTTTGCCTGAGCCTCTTTTACCATCTCCTCCAGATCCAGAGTTTTTACTCCCTCCATAGACTCTACAAGGTGCTGGATCCGTAAATGTCTATCTGTCCCGGAGTGACAAATCTCCATAAGGTTTATATCATGCTCCTCCTTATCCTGTTCCTCTCCTGTCCTCATAAAATAAAGCATCCTCTCACATCCATACATAGAAGAGGGACGGAAATAATCAGCCGGGATAGGCTGTTTGTGTTCTTCCTCATACTTAACTACAGCCGCCTCATAACCTTTAAGAAAAGCATCCTCAAAGGATACGTTAGCGGCGTTCTTTCCCTGAGCTACCTTGATTAAACTTGATAATCCCATGATCCTGTATCCTCCTTTTTTATATTCACTGAGTAATAACCAGATCTTGAAAGAAATTTAGACAAAAAGAAAAGGGATCCTTTCAGATCCCCGGTACTGGTTTCCCTTTTTCTATCCATCTTAAGTAAGGTGAATACTCATCAAACCTACAGCTTTTTGATATTGCCCGACTATTGCACCACCTTTGTAAATGCTGACAGATTTTAAAATGTCTTAATTGTTCTGTGGTAAATTTATCCTCTATGCCCCTTAACCATCTCCCTTTACTATCAACAAAACATTGTTTATCATAGATCATTACAAAAGGAGCATATCCAAGCTCTTTTAACTTCTCAACTCTGTAAAGATCCTCCTCTATTGAGCTCCAATAATTTACCAAAACATACACCCCGGTATTATGAGGAGAAAATATTTTAGCTGACTTGAAATAAACAAATTTCTCATATAGATCCTCTTTCGGATCATCCCATGCAAAATGTAAATCTTTCATTTTGATCCTCTTCAGTAATGCCGCTACCTCAGGAGTTAAATATCTTATATCAAGTCCCCCATTAAACTCTACATAACTCTTTGATCTTGCTAACTGATCCAGTAAATATAGCCTATCTTTACACGCTAACAAGTTTTGATCTAATAAGATTATCTCCTCCTGACCTCTCCAAAACTCTGTAAGATCTGCTACCTTTCTTGATACTGTCCCATCTTTTTTAGGAGTTATACAAAATGTATGATTACACCGGGGACAGCCACGGGTAAGAAATCCAAGAGCAAATTTATAATCTGGATATAAGGAGTAATCAGGGTATATGTGCTCTACTTCATCAGGTAAGCTATTTATCAAATCATAACCGGATCCACCTCTAACCAACTCTCCGCATCTAATCTCACCAGTAGGATCCTTACTCTCTGTAAATACCTTACTCATATAAACCTTATCATAATATTTACTTACAGGTCTTTTATCTTCCTCACCCCATTGTACAAACTCCACTGAATCTCCTATACTTTTATGATACTGAGATAGTTTCATAAGCGGCAAGTTAGGAAAATTATGTGAATCAACATCAATTAACCCTATGTTCATAACTGTTTCCTCCGTTTTTCATTTTTAAGTAATAACAAAAAAAAAAACGGCTTTTTTAGACACAAAGAAAAAAAAAAGAGAGGATCACTCCCCTCTTTTCTCAGCCTCCAGTTTTATCTCTGTACATTCTCCCTCCAACACAACTACAGTGGTTTTTATATGAGTTTCTGATCTCATTCCTACCTGACCTACTCCTATAGCTGTCACACTTACCGCTCCGGCGTACTCATCCGGTATATCAATTATTACTCTTTTCATCAGTGCCTCCTACTCCATATCTCCCAACACACTCATTACAGAGCCGGATCTTTACAAACCGATCTATAAACCTATTCCATGTTTCTCCAGATCTATAGGGTTCCATCCAGACATATCTTTTACAATGAGAGCACATGACCGGGATTACTGCAAATCTGTTACTTTTCAGCTTCACTTTTGATCCGCTCCTCCTGTAATCTCTGTCTCTCCTTATACTCCTCAGGAGAGATCTCTGTAAATGATACCTCATTCTCTTTAAAGTATCTGTTTACCTCAACTCTTTCCCCGTCTGCTTTCTTTATGTATAAAATAGCTATTGTATCAAAGTCCCCATTTTTACGATCTGTCAAAAGCTCATCACATACAATAATATCCGGTCTACTGTTAGGCATATAAGGAAGAGTGAGCGGATACATCTCATCATAAATCTTTGCTACAAAACCATTGTGCCAGCTTACATGAGGGTTCTCCTCATTTGTACAGTAATACCTATTTATATCACTGTAAGTTACTGATCCATTCTGAGCAACTCTCTTAAACAGGCTACTCATTCTCTTACACTGATACTGTTTACTTTTATCTCTGCTATCAATACGGGGCTCTCCCCATACCTCCTCTGTATCCTCAATAGGAGTAAGAGGCTTTCCATCAATCAGGCGGTTAAGGATATTCTTAGTAAATCCAATACTCATACCGCTATGACCGTCACCTAAGAGGCTCTCAAAAGCTCTCATAGCACTGTCATAGCACTGTCATAGCAAGCACAGCCATAATCCCACTCACCCTCAGGCTTATTTCCTCTTTCTCTCTTACTTGCAATAGCTACCTCATTTTTAGCCCATTCTAACATACTCATTACTTACTCCTCCATTTCACAATATTTTCTGTACATGGTTTACTGGTATCCCAGCTATACCACAAATCATTTCTGTAGTTATAAAATACTTCCAGCTCTTTCCCGGACTCTGTAAGCCCTATTACATTGTCTGAGCAATACTGAAAGCTCCCGGTTACAAGAGGGGTATCCTCCTCACAAGATACCCACTCTATTTTTTTTTTGCTCATACTTATACTCCATATTTCTCAGCTAAATTCTCACCATACCAGTAATCATTAACCTCAGCATCCACACTCATAGGGAGATCAATCAGGCTATGTCCTACCCTCTTCATGGTTCCTACTAAGAGCTCAGCTCCCTCTTTAATGTGATCCTCAGGTACTTCCATGATTAACTCATCATGTACGGTAATAATCATGTGACAGTCCAGAGCCTTGTACCGTGGATCATTGTAAATAGCAATCATGGAAAGTTTCATGATATCCGCTGAGGATCCCTGTATTACTGAGTTAAGGCTCTGTCTGTGAGCCTCCTGATATCTGTAATCATCTTTATCCTCTAACTGCATATCCGGCAATCTTCTTTTTCTTCCTGTGATAGTAGTTACATAACCATAAGTCTCAGCCATATTTTCAATCTTAAGGCGGTACTGGTTAATCTTAGGAAAGCTCTTGTAAAAGTTATCAATCAACTGCTGAGCCCACTCAGCACTCTTATTAAACTGTTCTCCAATAGCTGTAGCTCCACGCTCATACATGATACCTAAGAGTACACTCTTCATAGTTGTACGTCTGTGTTTACCCTCAGCGTTTACAGTTCCATCAGGATAAAACTCTCTACAGTCCTCATAAGGCAACTGATACACCTGAGATCCCATGATAGCATAAAGATCTTTCCCCTCTTTATAGGCGTTAATCATACTCTCATCACCTGACAGGAAAGCCAGTACACGGGGCTCAATCTGTGAGAAGTCTCCACCCACCAGCTTATACCCATCACGGGCTTTAAAGATCTTCCTGATCCTCTTCTCCTTTGACGGGATATTCTGGAGATTGATTTTACTTACTGTATCAGAGCTTGAAAATCTTCCCGTCTTTGCCCCGTACTGGTTATAAGTAGTGTATACTGCGTTGATCTTAGGCTCTTTCACCTGAGGGATCTTATCCACATAGGTTCCTAACAGCTTTTTGATTTCCTTAAATCTCTGATAGTTCTCCAGAAACTCAGCAAACTCTCTTGATTTCTTTGTATCTTTCTTTTTCGCTGTACTGAGAAATTTTTGTATGATCTTATCTCCTGTCCCCCGTGGCTCTTTACGGCTTACACTTCTCAGCTTGAAAATGTCATAGAATAAAGCCGCCACCTGTTGAGGACTGCTATAGTTAATCTTACAAGTACCCTTTGTGAGTCTCATCAGGTTATTGTGATCCAGTATGTATTGTTTAAACTGTTCCACATAAGCATCACACTTAGCCTCTACCTCTACCATTTCTTTGTTGAAATCTTCTGAGAGCTCCTTAGCAAAATCCTCTCTGATCTCTACTCCTCTCATTTCCATATCAGTACAGAGTGGGATCAGAGGCATCTCTACCTCACGGAAAACATAATACATTTTCCTAAAATCCTCACGGGGATGATCTTCTCTAAGATACTGAGCCTGAAATTTATACAGAGCATAGGTCTTAAATCCATCATTCGCACCATATACAGTAGCTACCTCAATAGGAACATAGTTAAATGGGATCCCATCAAACA